TCAACATACTGATGCTAATGTAAAAACAAGCATAGCGGCGGTAAAATCCAGGTTTTCCATAAAGAAAGCGCCCGCGACAAATAATAAGGGTAGAGCAGGGCCAGGTACTTTTGCAGGGGTAATAGCGTTAGGTTGACTCATGCTGTATGCCGAGATAAAAATAGGCAATGCACTGATCTGGCGCAAAATAAATGTGCTCATGTCAGTCGCAGTCATCAGGTTTGGCAGATTGAGATTTTTGATGAACAAAACCGCCTGTGTTGCACCTCTCGTTTGACCACTACGGTATTGGTCTAAACAATGAAATCACGTTTCAAATCCGGACAATTTACCGACATATTTCGAGCATACCGGATTAAAGTAGGATTCAAAAGAGGAGATTTATTGTGACAACGTCACGTAGCGCATGCGGTACTGAAAGACAAAGCTGGCTGTGAATATACCAGCCAGCTTTAACTTTAATACTTGAACGTCAGCACTACTTTTTCTTATACACATCAGCCGTTGCGTGAATCTTATTATCTGTGTTTGCTGAGGTAATTACATAATAATCTCCGCCCAATTCATCGGCCTTTTTGGACAACTCAGCTTTAGCATCCATTGTGGCCAACTCATAGCAATATCAAGCAGCGACTAAAACCCCACATTCTACCTACTGCTATCATGATGCGCATAATGTGCGACTCGTTATGTTGAAAAGGCCGCTGCGAAAATAGAATCCCGCAGCGGCCTCTTTAGCATAACGTCATTGTGCGAACCAATAATTTTAGTATCGATTATTTAACCAATATATAAAGCCATAACCAAGAATCACAATCCCTGCAAAAACGGCAAATTGCCATAATCCTGTTCCATACCATGCTATATCAGGTTGAAAAGGGAAGTCATCCTCACGAATGCCAGCTTTGTAATCAAGTATTGGTCTAAAACATAACCATAATGTGCCTAACGCTATGGGAGCTACTTGTTTGAGAAACCCAAAATACATGGTGGCACCAAAAACAGCAGCCCATCCTATTAAATAAGGGAGGATTTCCAACCCCTTCAGAAAGGGCACACCAAAAAAGTTAGAAATGCCTAACCCAACCAGACCGATAGCTGCAAAACAGATTGCGATAAGTGTTTGACTATCGTCACTACCATTGTTCATTTATTACCCCCCCCGAACACTAACCCATTGATTGCAAACAATATTAATTCTTGTAAAACCATTCCTCAGCATGTAAGTTATTTCCTATTACATACCTCCTTATTTCTTCTATATCGCGATTGTCATACTTGTTTTTTTCTGGTATTAGCATGGCTATTATCATCTTATATTTTTCTTCTTTACTTCCTGACTTTTCTATTTGATTTACTTTTGCAATATATTTTTTCACAGTGTCAATTGATACATTAAATTCTTTTGAAAGTGCATCTAACGATACCCCCATCTCTTCATGCAAGAATAATGCTTTTAAATATTTCCTGTACATCCATACTCTGGTTATGTCGATTAATATTTGCACTGTTATTTTTCTGATTTCTGTAATATCAATTTTCATTTTCATCCCTTATGTATGATTGAGAGGTGTTATAGCGAAAATTTTTTAGTTGCGGTGACTTGGGCGGATGAAAGTCTGATACCACCATTACATGCATTATGGATGGCATTAGCCTGTTCCTTTAGCTCGTCAGCGTCTGGAAGGGAAATGTCTGCAAATACATTTCCTGAACTGATTTCTACAATAGTGCTGTTTGTTCTATACCCTTTCATGGTTACCTTCCTTTTTGTGAATTGGTTGAATATTCACCGCGAAGCGGTTCGGGGTTCTGTGACACCCGAACTTTACCGTGGTTTCCCACGGTATTTTCACTTTTTCCCCTTCGGCTGCGGAAGGTTTAGCATCTTCAGCGTTTCTTCTTCTGTTGTGTAATTGTAGCGTTTGGTTTTGACACTGTTTATTGTGCGATCCAGATTCAGTAGGTCTATAAATTTTTCAAGAAAAACAACATCATCTTTGTCTATGTCTCGGATCGCTGCCATAAGGCGCGTTTTTGCGGCAGCTTCACCTGCGGCATGACCTTGTAGCTTAAAATCAACACCGTAACCAAAAGCTGTCATATCTTCGCTAACTCCCTCAGGCGAAGGCAGGGTTGACTCACCAAATGCAAGCCACACTGGATTTTTTTCCTGTCGCTTTAGCTATTTGTCTGATTTCTATCAATTTTGGTTCTCTTTCACCAGACGCCAGCCTTTTGAGGGTACTGACGCTGATACCCGTCTCATTCATTCTGTTTTTTGGCCTGTATTTTGTCGTACAGGCGTTTGTTCCGGTTCTGGCGTCACTGTTGCCAAAATCTGTTGATATTGCCGGGTTATTTTCCTCACTGCCTGACAGCGTATGGTTTTTCGTGAATATGTTTATGGTCACGGAAGGAATTAAATTGATGTTTTCAGCATTGTTAACGCGTTTTATTATTCGTCGCATTCCTCTGATTGGTTAATTTATGGCTATTTCTGCGTATGTGGGCATTCCGGGTAGCGGTAAATCTTACGAAGTAGTGGCAAGCGTCATTATTCCCGCCTGTATCGCGGGGCGTCGCATTGTCAGTAATATTTACGGCCTTGCCACGCAAAGTATTTATGATTACTGCGTTGATATTAAAAAGGCAGACAGGGAGTCTCTTGGTGAAATTTTACTTGTTCAGAATGAAGACGTTCAGAACGATAACTTTTTCCCTTACAAAACAGACTCAGGCATTGCGGAGGATACGTTCTGTCGTCCGGGGGATTTAATCTGTATTGATGAAGCATGGCGTATATGGGAGAACGATAAGGGCATCCCTGCCAATCATCGTTCTTTCATTGCTGAACATCGTCATTTTGCCGATGAAAAAACGGGTATTACCTGTGATTTAGTGGTTATGAATCAGTCCGTTGCCAACCTTCCGCGATTCATCAAAGACCGGGTGGAAACCACGTACCGCATGAGTAAGCATGTGGCGCTGGGGTTGCATAACCGCTACCGGGTGGACGTATTTACGGGCATTAAACTGTTTAAGTCTAACCTGACGAACAGTTATCAGAATAAATATGACAGGGCGATATTCCCTTTATATAAATCCCATGAAAACGGGCAGGGAAGGGAGCTTGTCACGGATAAACGCCAGAATATTTTCAGTTCCAAAATGCTGTGGTTTAAAGCCGCTGGGTTACTGATTCTGGCGGTGATTGCCATTTTTTATCTGTTCTGGTTCTTTACGTCTAACGGTAATTCGGAGCCTGAACAGCAGACTCAAGATTTACCCGCCGCAAATAATTCAGCGTCTTTTGTTTCTGCCGCGCAAGCTAAGCCCGTTGTGTCGGACAAATGGCGACTTGCCGGACGGCTTAAACGCGATGGTCAGGCATGGGTTGTTGTTGCAGACACGTCAGGCAGATTGCGTATAGAGCCGGCTTCTCAGTTCAGCTTTGACGGCATGATGATGACGGGTGAAATCGACGGCGAAACGGTGACGGTTTATTCAGGGGGGATACGATGAAGTTGATAACAGGTTTACTTTTTTTACTGGTTCCTGGGCTGGTTATGGCGAAGGGCGTCAGTCTGGAACTCAACGCCGTTCCGCTGCCGCAGGCGCTGAACATGATTTATGTTCAGGTGTTCGACAAGCCGTTTATGCTTGACCCGGAGCTTGCCAAATCCGATAAGGTGGTGACGTTCCGTATCACGCCGGATATCGATGAACGGGCATTCATTAAGCGTTATCTCGGCAACATGAATATTGCGATTTACAACAGGCAGGGCATTGATTACGTGACGCCGTTCACGCCTAAAGCGTATGTGCCGCCGCAGGAGACCTTTGTCTATCGGCCTCACTTCCGTTCCGTGGCGTATTTGTCTGACATTCTGGCGGGACAGTTTACCGGGCAGTTTAACAGTCAACGTAACTCGTTACCGTCCGGACAGATATCGTCGGAAGTGGCTGTAGCGGGTACGGCATCGGACTTTATGAACCGTACCGGAGATGTGCTGGTTTATTATGGCCGGAAGTCAGAGATTAAGCGGTTGCAGACGCTGTTACCGCTGATTGATACTGCTTCTGAGGAAGTGATTGTCGCCGCTTACGTGTTTGAGGTTCAGACCAGCGAGCGTAACGGTTCCGGGCTGGCACTGGCGGCGAAGCTGCTTTCCGGCAAGCTGAACATTCAGATTGGCGCATCAGGCGGCTTTGATAACTTTATCCGGGTGAATACCGGTTCTCTCGATGCGCTCTATGAGCTGTTCAGGACGGACAGCCGTTTCCACGTTGTCAGTTCCCCGCGGCTTAGGGTGAAGGATGGCGCATCTGCCACTTTTTCAGTCGGTAATGAGGTTCCGGTGCTGGGTCAGGTGAGCTATGCCGACAACAGGCCTATACAGTCGATTGAATACCGTTCCAGCGGCGTTATTCTCGACGTGAAGCCGCAAATCCGGACTGATAATATTGACCTTGTGATTAAGCAGCAGCTTTCCAGCTTTGCGAAGACGGATACGGGAGTCAATAACAGCCCGACGCTGATTAAGCGCGAGGTCAATACGGAGGTATCAGCGGCTGACGGGGATATCATTTTGCTGGGTGGCCTGGCTGAGTCGAAGGTCACGAACGCCGATACCGGATTTAGTTTTCTGCCAAAAGGCTGGCTCACCAGTTCATCTGACGAGAAGAATAAGACGGATATTCTTGTCGTGTTACAGGCGAAAAAAGTCAGGCGCGCCAGCGCCGCGCACGCACCGAGTTCCCACGAGGAGCGCGCGCGGTGATGGTGGCGACGGGGTGACATGATGGTATATCCGGTTTTAATGTCGTCAGGTATGTAGGGCGTGTATTATGTTTTTATCTTAACACCGGTCAGTGATAAAACTTGTTTTATTGCTGTCCGGTGTTGACCTGGCCGCAGCGTTGGTTTCATTTTTTTTCGTAGTAGATTGCGGCCAGGTAGCTTCCCACCGGAGATTCATATGCAGCATTTTACGCCGGAAAAAACTTTATCTTTGTCAGCAAAAACTTGCGATCGATGCCGTCGCCGGGCAGAAAAGGATGATCTGGAATTTCAGGAGTTCCTGACTATTGACCACAGAGCTGGTTATGGCTCCGTTTTTGGCGATGGCGGCCGGTTGCGGCTGGATTTGTGCCAGCACTGTGTTAAAGAGGTTTTGGGGCAGTGGCTCACTCAGCGTGAAGAATTTGATAAGGGAATACAGGCGCTGAATGCCTTTGTTGAACGCGCCGGGTTGTTTACCGATGATGAGCATTTCGGCAGTCTTTGAACAAACTTATGACCAGTTTCTTTTGATGCAGTTGCAGGCAACCCTGAGACTTTGACGAGCTCAGGAAATCCGGGTTCGTTTCACAGCAAGAGGCAAGTAAGGTTGATGAGCCATTGCGTTACTGCAAAACTTATCCGTCCTGTGTCATCGCAGACGATTTGCCACCCGGAACTGGTGAGGAACCGGTGCGGCCATCCGCTTTGCATAATTGCTACAACTGCGCCAGTGATGATAGAGCAAAGCCACCATAGCCGTAAAGATTTGACCAGACCAAGAGAGTTTACGGTCGCAGAACGGCAGAATGCATCTTCTTTCGCATTGGTGCGCATAATGTACGACTCGTTATGTTGAAAAGGCCGCTGCTAAAATGTCTCCCGCAGCGGCCTTTTTACACATAACGTCATTGTGCGAACCAGTTTTATGTTAAAGTCCTATAAGTTTACCAACAATCACAAGCAAGATAATAATAGCAACCCCTGTTTCCATGCTCATATTATTTTCCTCTATAATTGTTTATCAGCTTTTGAATGATAATAGTAGAGATATATCAGTCCAACTGGCGCTATGAATACTGAAAATATCCAGCATAAACACATCGTAATTATCTTGGCAGTTAGCATCACTATGACGTTGATGAAAAAGACATTTTCACCCATGATGAACCCAATGATTTGCTCATATACAAACCTTGCGTAAGGGTAGAGTAACGCATTGATAAAAAAGAAAATTATATTTTCAACCTTCACCCCTCCAGGATTTTGCATTGACATGTAAATAAAGAAAGTTGAAATTAATGCACCAAAAACGAAGTGACGGATATAATAACTTGCTTTTAATCCACCCAAAGTTTTACGGATAAAATCCATTATCAGACGTCCTCTTTCTCAATTTTCTTTGCCAGAATCATAACGCCTTCGGTGTATGAATAACCGTAACCATATCCATAACTGCCATCACCGTTTCCATTACGAATACTGTTTTGTTTATATTTATAAGCCCAGCTTCCTGAGGTAGCAGGGGTTATTGAAATAACCTCATACCCTTCCCGATTAAGTTTATTAATGGCTCGACCAACATCTTCATTGAGTCTTTCCCCGTCAATCTGGCAATCAGACCAGCCATCCTGAATAACTTCTCTTTTTCGGATTTTTTCTTCAATGTCGATGAGACCCAGGAATCGTTTTGTGTTTCCGGTAGGAACTTTGATGGTTACTTCTTTGTAGATAGGCTGGAAGTAGCTTGGTACATACACTGTTTTGTTCATCATTTACCCTTTTTCTGGTGTTTAAAAATCGCTCAATCCAGAACGTGCAGTGTTGGTAATACTGCACGTTTGTCTCATTTCTGAGACTCAGCCTTTCTTCTTCCCGAAAAGCTCATCCCATTTTCTTGATGTTGTTGCTGTTTGCAAGGCACTCGAAACCCTCCCCAAACAAAGGATGTCCTCATCATCAAGGGTACGAAGATTGTAGATGATGAATTGAGCCGCCTGAGCCGCATCTTTACTTCTCGTCTCAAAGAAGCGTTTGCTGGAATCGTAGATATCACTGCTACTGGAGCCAAAAATCAGTTCAAATATGTCTGTCTGAGTGATTTCAGCAATTTTTTCCAGCTCACTGATTTTCGCATCCCTCTGTGCGTTTGCGATCCGTTTCAGTGTGCCAATGTTGATGCCAGACAGTTCTTCCATCCTTTCGTATGTGAATTTGCTTAGGATCGCTTTTTTTATCCTTTCTGCCCGCTGTAAGTCTATGTCTTCTGCCATTTCTTCCGGGTAGCCATTACTGTTGAAGTTGTTGCTCATTCTATATCCTACTTTTTTGCTCCATTTCAAAAGAACAAATATGTCACTTATCCAGTACAAAATCACTTGAGAGGTAAGATCTTGGGTGGTACATTTGTGTGACTGAATTGGTACTAATAAGCTCTTGACAGGCTTTCTGGTCACAAAATTGTTCTCTGAGGCGATACATGATTGACTGGTTTACCGGGATCCTACCTTGCATACACCGACCATTACCGGCTGGTAGTGTCGTCAGCGTTGATGCTGACGGTGCAGTGGAGTGGGAAACAGTAAAACGGTTGACCGTTCGCGGTTCGTATGAATCCACTATGAAAGTAAGATCTGTTGGATCTGATGGCGAAGGTCGGGCAACACATCTCTATATTGACGGCAATCCGTCAAAGTTTTTGCAAGGTCACTCTGTTATCGGTTCCGATGATTTGCAAGGGTTAGTATTAACAGCTTATGCCAGAATATTGGCATTACTGCATATTCCTCATGATCTTTCATCCTATCGACAGGTAATGGCAGGGCAATTTAAGATCTCGCGTATTGATATCAACTATATGTATTCATTGTCAACATTAGAAAATGTCCGCGCATGGCTATATGCCGCAGAATTTAAAGCTAAAACTCGCCACGGTCGCGCCTGTGGTAAAGGTGGCACTGTTTACTTAGGGAAAAACTCCCGTCGTTGGAGCCTGAAATTTTATTCAAAATATGATGAGCATACATCTGGCAAAAAAGGGCACCAGATGGCAGACGAATTCGTTAAAGCTGGTTTACTGGACTGGTCAAAAGATAAATTACGCATTGAATTAACATTAAGAACAACTGAATTAATTGATTTGAATCTTACGCTTGGTAATAGCTGGAATATTGAGACGCCCAATAAATTATTCTCTGACTATGTAGGGAGAATAGAAATGAATCAAAATACCATATTAACTGATGAAAAAATAATTAATCTCCCAAGAAAAATACAGTCTACATATTTATTGTGGAAGCAGGGCGCGAACATGAAAGAGATGTTACCGAAACCTACATTCTACCGACACCGTAAAGAATTACTTTCTTTCGGAATAGATATTAACTTTTATTGTGAGTCACCGGATTCTAATAACGTTGTTCCGTTGGTTCGTACTCTTGAAGCCAAACCAGCCAAAATTCCATCATGGGTTTATGAGAAAGGTTTAATTTTCGATTATAACCGTATTTCACATGCCAGTAACTGGCATTAAAGGAGAGTGATATGTCTAATTATGGTCTTTTTGTAAAAGGTAAAATGCTTGGTGCTCGCCAGCGTAATAAGGTCAATGGTCAGGGATACTATAATGAAATTGGTGTTGGCTTAGAGATTCCTGATGGTTTTGGTGGCACTAAGCAAGACCAGATTATTATTCGTGTATCTCAGGCTCTTGTTAATGCCGGTGTAATGAATCAGGCAAATAATTTTATCGGTAAGTTAGTCCAGATACCTGTATATGTTCGCGTCTGGTCAATGGAGGGGAGGGAAGGAGTAACTTATAACATTTCATCAGATGGCGGCATTACTGAAATAAAAGGCTGATTATGGATACATCAGGTTTCGATATTCAGTTTGATAATCATATTCCTGAAAATGGTTACCGTATTGAAGGTTATTTATGTAATGCGAACAATGCAAAAGAATGTCAGGCAATAATGGTACGTTCTGAACCATTTCATCAAATTGATTATTCTGCAATGGGAAATTACTGGACATTAGGTTTTGGCTCTGTCCTGCTGCTCTGGCTTTTTTCTGTAGGTGTGGGACAGGTAATAAAGATGGTTCGTACTGCTTGAATGCGAACCTTTAAAATGTAATGGAGATAGAGTTATGTTTAAAAAAATCGTTAGTTTTCTGGCTGTACCTGCATTAATGGCTGTTTCTGGCGCGACTTTCGCTGCAGAAGGAGCGGCATCAAGTGGTGTTGATTTATCGCCGCTGACGAACAGCATTGATTTCAGTACAGTTCTGGTTGCGATTATGGCCGTTGCTGCTTCACTGGTAACACTTTATGCCGGTGTCGCTGGCGTTCGCTGGGTATTGCGTACCGTTAAATCCGCATAAATTCATTATTCATGGGCGATGCAATATCGCCCGTTTTACTTGAGGTTATTATGGAGATTGAATTATGGAAATTGGGTTCCCTTTTATGGGGGATCGTCTCAGCTTATGTCGTTATTCTTGGGCTAAGAGGCTGACGGTTTATTCCTTTATTTTTTCCTTTCTCTGGGTTTCCTTTCCCCGATATTCATATTCATTTGTACCAGCAATTGCAGCAGTGGCTGCGCGGGCTGTTATTCCTAAAGTCGTTGGCCGGGTGCTTGTTCGTCGCTTTGCTGCCAATGATGCGATTTATACGGCATCACAGCTTACAGCAACCCGTGTTTTTGTTGGCCGCGCTGCGGCTAATGCTGCCGAATACTTGCCTGCTGCCTCATCATACAAAATGAGCGGTGTTGCAACGTGGGCGGGTATTGCTGCTGCTGTATCATCTTTTGTTCCGTCTTCTTTGAGTTCATCTGACGGCTCGGTAATGGTAATGACTAACGGTAAAAAGATTTCCGATAATTTATATGAAGTAACGTACAGTGGTCAAAGTGGTGAAAGTAAGACGATAACCGTTAATTTTGAACCACAGGAATTAAGTCCGGTAATCCTTCATGTTAGTCGTAATAATGTGGATGCGGGTTCTCCAGTTGTAGGTGTTGAAACAGGATATTCCACGCCAGATAATGCGCTTTATTATTATCAGGATTCGAAAGAGCTAATTTATTACTATGGTGATAATCCAACTGAAATTGCCAGAAATTATCTTAATGACTATAACTCGCGTACTTATACTGAAACACTAACGAATTTTGAACGCACTGTGACGAATAAAGTTGTCAACAGTAATGGAGATGTATCCTTTACTGAACAGAATTATAAGTTTACTTATCCTTCCTCATTTTATGAAATACCTGAGATTACACACTTGTATAGCAACCCGGCCGCATCTTCATTTCCCGCAGGTATTCCCATGTATGAAAATGTAGCAGGGCTTCCCATGTATTACAGCGTTGCTTATTTAACAGCAGGAAAGCAATATCAGTATCACAACACGCCTTGTAAAACGACTAATCAGTCAAATGGTGGATATTCGACGATTTGCGCCGTTCCTGAAAAAGAGGATTACACCGCAAAAGATATTGATGAAAAGAGTGAGCTTACTATCTGGACCAATACCAAATATAAAGCCATGACGGAAGTACTGGAGGCCGGAAATATTGAGTCCATGATTGATTATCTGGAGTATCTTGATAGTGTTAGTGTATCGCCAGCACTTCTTGCCGACATGATTAACGAGCTGTGGTCTGAAGCTGCCGTTAATGCCGATTATAACGGCTTACCGTTTAAAGAGGTTTCACCGGCTGAAGTAACTTCTGCGATGTCGGAACTTAGGCTATCTCCAACGTTATTAGATATGCTTTCACCTGTATCTGACAGTGCAGGGGCTGACGTCAATATTGATATTACCATTAATAACAACTCAGGATCTGACACTGGAAATAATGGCAATATAGATTTGGGAGAAGATCCCGGTGTAAAAGAGCCTGAGCTTGAAGAAACGCCAACGGCAAGAGATATTTTAACGCCAATTATTAACTTGTTGCCTTTTACAAACGAATTTAACATCGGCTCTCGTTCAGCATCCTGCCCCGTTGTTGAATTCAGCGTGTTTAATCACCAGTACAGAATTGACTCCCATTGTCCGTTAATTGAGCAGAACAGAAGCGCCGTAGAAACCATATTTCTGATTATATGGGGATTTGTTGCGCTCCGTATTATTCTGAGTGCCTAAAGGAGTGCAACTATGTTTGGGATTCTGATTAGTGCATTAAATACTTTGTTAGGTTTTGTATTCCGGTCATTGATTATTAAATTCGTCGTATTCTTTGCGCTGTATTTTGTAGTCCAGGGCTTCGTTGAAATCCTTGTTGAGTTACTGCCAGATTCAAGCAATCTCTCATCGCTGTTTGCCAATTTATCAGACGGATTCTGGTTCTTCATTAACCTGAGTAAATTACCACAGGGGATTAGTATGATTATCTCCTCAATGGCTACTCGTTTTATTATTCGACGTATTCCTGTTATAGGGTGAGTTATGGCTATTTCTGCATATATTGGCATACCCGGCTCAGGAAAAAGTTATGAAGCCGTTTGCAATGTCATTATTCCTGCATTTACCAGCGGCCGGAGAGTTGTGACGAACATTTATGGTTTACAAAAAGATAAAATCACCGAACGTTATCCTGATGCAACGGGAGAAATTATTGTTGTGGATAATGATGATGTACTTAAAGCAGATTTCTTTCCTTTTAAAGGTGGGGAAGGGAGCTTTTGCCAGTTTGGTGATTTAATTGTTATTGATGAAGCATGGCGAATCTTCGGTAGCGATAAGGATATGACGGCTGAGAAGAAATCATTTATTGCTGAACATCGTCATTTTACGCACCCTGAAACGGGTATTAGCTGTGATTTGGTTATTGTAAATCAGTCACTTTCTAATATTGCTCGCTTTCTGAAAGACAAAATAGAAACAACTTACCGGATGCGCAAGCTGAAAGCGTTGGGCCTGAATAATCATTACTGCATTGACGTATATTCAGGCCACAAAATCTATAAAAGCAACCTCGTCACCAGTTATCGCAATAAATATAACCCTGATATTTTTGAACTTTATAAAAGCTATGAAGGAAATAACGGTAATGAAAAGCAGACAGATAAACGCCAGAGCATCTGGAATTCTGGCAAAGTCAGGTTCTTTCTTGTGCTTTTTCCATTGATGTTTATCGGGTCAGGCTGGCTGATTTACTCATTTTTCAGCACGTTTGGCCGAAGCGATCCCTCGCCAGATTTGGCTACAACAGATGTACGTGATGCGGCCATGTTTCGTTCTTCCGCTGCTACTCCTGCACCAGATACTCCCTCAGAACCAGCTGAACCGTCACTTTCAACCGAGTGGCGTATATCAGGGAGAATGACCAGTGAAGGCAGGGCGTTTGTGATTCTTGTTAACGGTGCCGGTGTTTTGCGTGCCGTTCCTGCATCCAGTTTTAATTATAAAGGGATGTTGATGAGCGGAATTATTGATGGTGAGCGTGTGACGCTTTATACGGGGAAAAAATAATGAAAAAGATTTTACTCGCATTAACGCTACTATTTTCTTCATGTGCTTTCGCAGGGTCAGAGCTTGAATTAAATAAAGTCAAGCTACCGGAGGCTATTTCTCTTATTTATAGTGAGGTGCTTAAAGTCCCGTATATGCTAGATCCACAGCTTGTTAATGATGAACGAATGATTACATTCAGGTTAACACCTGATATTGATGAACGGGAATTTGTAACCCGTTATCTTGGCAATATGAACATTCGAATATGGACGAAAAAGGGTGTTGATTTTATCGCGCCCTATACGCCGAAAGAGCCGGTTAAGCCACGTTATACATGGACTTATACGCCTCAGTACCGTTCTGTTGCCTACCTGTCTGATATTCTTGGCGGCTACGTTTCAGGCTCCTTCAATAACAGTGGAGCCGTGATTTCTGACGATTCGCTAAAAGGTTCATCAGGGGCAAGCAACTACATCAATCCCGTTGAATATCGTTCCAGCGGTGTTTTATTTAACGTGACGCCATCAATCAAAAGTCGGACAATGGATCTCAAGATTCAGCAGCAGCTTTCCAACTTTGTGACCACTGAAACCGGCGTCAATAACTCGCCAACCCTTATCAAGCGTGATGTAACAACCGAAGTCAGCCTTGCAGATGGTGATATTATTTTGCTTGGTGGCCTTGCTGAACAGAAAGACAGTAAGGCCAGTTCCGGCTGGAGCGTCTTCGGTTCCCGTACCAGTGAAAGCAACAAGACTGATATTATGGTGATGCTTCAGGTCAGAAAGGTTGACCGGAGCAGGGCGACGCCCCGCAGCGCCGCGAGGAGCGGTGAACTGTTCCGGGACAACCTGAACTGATTGTATGGATTTTTATTATGGCGTTAACTTTAATGGGGTATGAACAGTACGACATCTTCTAGGTATTCAGTTACTTAGAGGATTTATTATGTCTGTAAAAAATAAGGCGCGTGACCGACTTCCCAGTGGCCGCCTTAAGTCTTATCGTCGTGTAGGTTCACATTTTGCCAGTTGTGCCAGATGGTTTGATAAATCGCCGTCCTGGTATCGCAATATGATGATGACCCGGCCAGAGCGCCGTGAAGTCAGAAAGCTTCTCAATCAGGTTGTACGTGGTCGTGACGCTGACGGCATCGCATTTCCGGTCAGCAACAAGCCGTTTGCATGGTGGTGGTGA